TCTTACATGAAAGACTACTTTGAACGTGGCATGATGCAAACCTTGAGTCTGGATTTAATTGAAGAGATGAAAACCATTGTGCGTGATGGTGGCAGTATTGAGGCAAGTGGTCGTAACAAAGATGATAGAGTCATAGCCGCAGCCCTTGCAGCAGCCGCCTATGCTGAACAAGTACAACCAAGACTTGTCCAACAAGGTATTACTCGTTCAGTCTCCATGAAACAAGAAGAGTACACACCGGAACAAATTGCAGTCGGACGTAATGTTAGCGACTATCTTAAGAGAATAGGAGTCTACGGATGAGAGACCCTATTATGACCAAAGCACAGTTGCTTAAAGAAATTAAAAGGTTTGCAAAAGATAAGAACCGAGGTATCTCACTGAATCTTTTTGCTGAACTATGTGGCATTAGTTTTAGTTTATTCAGAGATGTCTTTATCAATGAAATAGACCCCATGACAGAAAGTACACAGATACGAGTATCACGTGGGTATGCCGCCTACAAGCGAGGTGAAGTTGCCATCATGCAAAACAGAGATAACACAAGGTTTGTTCAGTTCCGTAAAGAACCCAAACCCATGTTAGAAAGAAGTACGGGTTTACACGTAGTTGATGGTCAAATTAAGATTAAGGTAGGTATTCGTAATGCAGCAGATTATTCACAAGAAAGTTTAGATGAACAGCTAGGGGGAAAGTATGGCTAAGGTATTGCACGATTATAAATGTAGTGAACATGGTTACTTCGAGGGTTATAAACCCACTTGTCCAATGAAGCAGTGTACTGGCGAGGTACTCATGGTGTTTTTACAACCACCGGGATTAGTGGGTGAGAAAACTAAAAAGAACGATAAAACCTTGAAACAATTAGCGATTGACTTTAAGATGTCAGATATTAAGTCAACACGTGTTGGTGAACATCAGTCGGGCTATTTAAAAAAGTACGGTCCAACAGAAGAGAAAGTGGAGAAGATGCCAGATGTTCCACGTGAAACGAGACCGGGTGATGCTGCTGTTTGGGGTGGGGGGTTCCAAAATCTCAATATGGCGAGTATATTATCGGGTAGAGCAGTACAATCGGTAAAAGGAGAAGCTGTTGGTTTAAGTCCGTCAGAGGCTGGTATTCGTCAAGGACCGGTGATAGACCCAAAAGCAACATTTAGAGACCATGAAAATTTGAAGATTAAAACATGATAATTCCACCAAATGCAGATGAGCGTGAGTTTTTTTATCAAGAATTGATTAAGAAATGTCAGGTATCCAGTGATGAACGTAGGACCGATTACTCCAATCTTCGGTCGTATTATTTGTTCGGTAACTCAGAAGAACAGTCTCCTGCCGTATTTAACAAGATTCATCCACACATTGACCAACTCACCAGTTTCTTGTATTCATCAGAAACTACTAGATTCTCTATCAATGTGGGTGCCTCAGTCGATGACCGAGAGCAATACAAAGTTCCAAAATTAACACAAGCCCTCAACGATGAATGGCTCAACTCAAATGCAGACCAAGTATTTTCTACTGCCCTCACATGGGCTTTAGTCTACAACACGTCATTCATTAAATTGATTTACAACAAGGGTATTCAACCTTTTATGATTGAACCTTCGAGTATTGGAGTTTTACGTGAGGATGTTCCTTACACCTCCAGACAAGAAGCCTTGGTTCACACGTACTACATTACGAAGTCTGAACTCTATGCACGACTCTATGACCATCCTAAACGGGAACAGATTGTTGCAAGAGTGAACTCTTCGTATGCACAACAAATTCATAATGAAGTACCAGACGGACTCAGTGTTGTTTTATCACAATCACAAGTCAATATGGTCGGTAACGTCAATATGCAACTTGGTCAGTACAACAAGTACAAGGCAAAAGTAGCAGAAGATACAGTCGAAATGAAAGAGTTATGGCTGTGGAATGATGAGATTATGGATTATCAAGTCGTCACCATTGCAAACCCCATGGTCGTCATTTATGACCGACCCGGTGAAAAAGTATTCTTAAAAGGTGAACTTCCTTTTGTACAAATATGTCCAAACCCTCAGTACGATTATTATTGGGGACAGAGTGAAGTACAACGGATGATATTGTTGCAACAAGCAAGGAATAAACGCTTTGATGAAATTACGCAACTCCTTGCCAAACAAGTTAATCCTCCCATGATGATTAGTGGCTTCTCCGGCATTATGGATGAAAAGAACTTTGCTCTGAATCGTGCTGGTGCGTTCTTATCAAGTGATATGCCAAACGCTAAAGTTGATAAACTGGCACCCCAAATGCCGTCTGATTTATTTAGTGAATTAGACCGGATTGATGCCATGTTTGAAGAAGTGTCTGGTATTACCAACGTCTTAGCCGGTAAAGGTGAATCAGGTGTGCGTAGTACAGGTCATGCCTCGCAACTTGCAAGACTAGGTAGTTCAAGGGCAAAAAAACGTGCATTGATTGTGGAAGATAGTTTAGAAAAAGTAGCAACCCTTTACTTAAAACTGATGGCGGTATACGACAATACCCATTTCCATACGGAAAATGATAATCAACAAATGCCATTTATTGCTGAACAATTTACAAGAGATTATGCTGTAAAAGTAGATGCTCATAGTAATTCACCTATCTTTATGGAAGATATGAGAAACTTAGCATTTAATTTGTTTAAATCTGGTGCAATTGATAAAGAATCTTTACTTGACTTATTAGAGCCTCCAATGAAACAATTACTCAAAGAGCGATTGAAAAAAATTGAAGAGAAGCAACAACAAGCAAGTAAACAAGAAGCACCAAAAGAAAAAGGTAAACCTGACTTAAAGGTAGCGTGATATGGCAACTAAAGGCAATATACAACCAAGAGCAGACCAGCCAAGAGTAACTCAAGGCAGTTTAAATAAAGATATGGGTCCGAATTTACAGTATCGCAACACAAGTATGAAAACGGTTGGTCGTCCAATGGGCGGTCGTCCAGTAAGAGAATATGGTCGGGGGTAGTACAAGTTTCCTGTGAGAAGGAGAGGGCTGTGGCTTCCTTGCCCTAAATAGGTCGCTGCCTCGTAAGGAGATGAAGATGCGTAAAGCTAGAAAAGGACGTAAGTCACGTAAGTAATCCGTAAGGATTATTGGTGCTTACCAAATAAACCTCCCATGGGGGAGGGAATAGAAATATATCCCCCACTTGACAAACTGATAGAAAGGTTTAATCTTTCTTAAAACTTGATAGGAAATAAATATGGCTGCATCACCAGACAAATTGATGGAATTGATGAAACGAGGCAAAGGCGGTGCCGGTGCCGGACCAACTCCAACACCTAGCCCTGCTCCCATGGATTCCATGTCTGATGCAGGTACTCCTCCAATTGCTGCACCAATGTCTACACCAGAACCAAAGATGGGTTCACAAGAAGGTGCAATGATTAATCTATCCATGGCAATGGATTTAATTGAACAAGCATTACCAAGTCTCGGTTCTGAATCTGAGCAAGGTCAAAAAGCATTAGCTGCTATTCGTGCATTAACCGGAGTTATCGGTCCACGTAAAGGCAAAACCAACGAATTGCAACAATCTGAAATTTTACAGATGTTACAATCCCTACCAAAAGGTGTCGGTCCCGGTGCAATGGGTACTCCTCCAATGGCAGGTCCAGCCGGAGGCGGTATGCCTCCTCCACCAGTTCCCTCTGCTCCTCCTCCTCCAATGGGTGGTGGTGCAGGTCCACAACCAATGTAAAGGAATGAATCATGGATTTATTTAAACCAAAAGGAGCAGGTCAGCCACGTAGACCTCTCGATGATAACCAGAAGAATGGTCAAATTATCAACACCCCACGTTATTCACGTTTTGGTGGATTAGATTCTGCACGTAAAACTGCGGAGAATAATCAGATGAAGATTGTTCCTCCCGGTGACGGCAAAAAAGTTATTTAATTAAATAAGGGGGTAGTATGTCGTTAGAGAATATGAGTTTTGATGAACGGGATTCCTTGGCTGAACTGTCAAAGAAATTAGCAGATAATCCAAAAACCCGTAAAGCATTTTTACGTTTAACTAAAGAAGTAAATCCTGAGTTAACCATACCTGAGATTGAAATTGAAGAGTCAACAAATTCTGCCTTGATGCAAATGCAAAAAGAGAATGAATCTTTACGTAACAAGTTTCGGGAAAAAGAAGCCTTAGAAGATTTAGAAAAACGTAGGAATAATTTAATGAAAAAAGGTTTGGCAAAGTCAGATGATGATGTTGCAGCAATTGAAAAAGTAATGCTTGAAGAAGGTATTACCAATCACGAAGCAGCCGCACGTCACTGGGCTTGGATGCAACAAGCAGCAGCACCAACACCTTCACAATTTCATTCGAATGTCGCAAAGAACCAAGGTTGGGATTTAAGTCGTTTTTCTAAAAACCCAATAGGTACAGCAAGAGATGTTGCACACGAAGCATTAGCAGAACTCAGGAAGAATAGACCAATTGGGTTCTGATGTAGTATTAGGGGGTGGTAGCTGCGATAACATCAAGGCATTTTGTTGAATTTTTATAGGAGAGCATTATGGCTATAGGTGGCGGTATTTTACCTGCGGCTGGTACCTCGCAATATACGGAATTAACTTACGTTACAAGACGTGCTTTTATTCCTAAGTTGGTTGTCCAGCTATATAACAGCACTCCCCTGATGGCAGCTTTGATTGCAAATAGTCAACAAGCCACCGGTGGTGTGTCCCAAGTAACAGTTCCCGTTCAGGGTTCTCAGTTTGTCAATGCACAGTGGTCTGACTATTCTGGTTCTTTTAATCAGCCGTCAGTACAACAAGGTGCATACAATGCTGAATTTAACTTAAAGTTAATGATTGCACCAGTACCGTTCCTCGGTATGGAAGGTGCAGTACAGCAAGACCATGCAATTATCCCTCTGATTGAAGCTCGTATGAATGATGCGACTAACGTGATGATGGATGCAATGGCAACTGCCTTGTACAACAACACAACCAATACACAACAATTTATTGGTTTACCTGCTGCGGTAGATGACGGTACAGGTACAGCTACGTACGGTAACATCAACCGTAACACATATACTTGGTGGAAATCCAAGCAATATGCTGCTGGTAACGTCAACCCAACTCGTCAAAACGTACTCCAGTATATTTCCGGTACAGTAAAGAACGGTGCTGAAGTGCCGACCTTTGGTGTCTGCGGATTTGGTACTTGGACATTGTTAGCACAAGATTATGTTGGTCAAGAACAATACGTCATCACTCCGGGTAACGGATTTGACAGTGATTCAAATGGTCCTCAAGCTGCGTTCCGAGCATTGATGGTTGCTGGTGTTCCAATTTATCCAGACCCATATTGCCCAGAAGGTACAATGTACTTCTTGAACTCAAACTACCTCAGTCTGTATATCCATGACCAAGGTTCTTTTGTGTTCACAGGATTTGAGTCTACTCTTCCTAACTGGCAGATTGGTTATGTAGGTGCGGTTTTAATGATTGCCGAATTGGTAAGCACTAAACCTAAATCTATGACCAAGGTGACTGGCTATAACTCACTCAACATTTAAGGAGATAAACCATGTCTTTAGGTCTACAAAAAATCATATTAGCCGGTGCTGGTAGTAATACCCCCGGTGCCTATTTTCAAACCACAACTGTTGCTGTTGGTGCTACTACAACTGCTCTAGTTCCTGCTGGACTCTATGTTTTAATTCCGTCAACAAATATTAACGTACAAGCAACACCTGATAATGGTTCTACATGGACTACATTCATTGCTGCTGGTGTAGGTGGTACATTGTTCTCTGATGGTGTAAACATCCGGTTCAACAACAGTTCTACTGCTGCGAACGTCACCTTGTTAACTGTCAATGGCGGTCAAGCTGCTTCTGGCACTTACAACCAATAAGGAGCAATAAATGGCTAATCCAGATTCAGTCTCACAGTATTACCTAGATAGTTTCGGGAATGGTCGTATTGGTGTTGTCACAGCTACGCAATTGAATACGGCTGGTAACGCAGTAGTTACCATTCCGTTGTTAGTTGGTGGTATGACTAAAGGTGCATCAGCAGCGAGTTCAGGTGGAGTGATTGTACGTAGAATTACGCTCAACAATCCATCTGGCTCTTTGTCAACAGC